TCATTCACCGCCTTCTGCAATACTTCCGGATCGTAGTCACGACCATCACGCGGAACAGGAATATGGCTTACCGCCTCCTTCACCATCTGTTCAAGCATCGGACGCACATCATCCGGGGTGAGACTTTTACCGTCCGCCGGCTGTGGAATATTTGCGACCGCATCATTCACCGCCTTCTGCAGTACTTCCGGATCGTAGTCACGACCGTCACGCGGAACAGGGATATGGCTTACCGCCTCCTTCACCATCTGCTCAAGCATCGGACGCATATCATCGCCCGTCACGCACTTCTGTAATACCACAGACAGGGACGCCAGTTTTTCTTCAAACGTTTGTGCCTGCGCGGCTATTTTCCCCTCAAATGTGCGCTGTAAATCCGCCAGCACTGCGGAAAATTCTTCACCCAGCGCACGGATAATGGACAGTTCACGTTCATTCATTTTTTCAGAATCCCCCTGAACATCGCCTTCACCGCATCATGCTCTGTTTCAGTGATTGCCTTATTACCGTCAGATGCGCTGTCAGGCGGTTGCGCTAAGGCCGTTTTCCCGGTCGACGCGAACGGATCCTCACGGGCATCACGACGGGACAGCGCCTCCAGACTGTAGTTCTGCTGCTGAAGATACAGTGCATCACCTCCCGCAAGGGGCGGCAGGTTCTCACGTTTACGGGCCTCATTGGGCGTGAGAAGCGTATTTTTCACCGACTCACCCAGCGTTTTCATGCGCCGTTCGCTGTCCATTCTCAGCAGCGTGGTGACGTCAAACTCCGTACTCTCGTTTTCCCCCGTTTCCAGCGCCTCATCCAGTAACAGTTCAATGGACTCAATCAGCGTCTGCAGGCACTGGGAATAATACTGCTGCTCCAGCGCCTCCACGTTGTCACTGGAAGGTGGCTGGCCAACGCCAATCTTGTAGGCCGGGACACGGAACACCGAACAGACAATTTCAGCGGTCATCTTCAGTTGTTCCACCGTCTGCGCATCCACCGGTGAAAACGTCGTGGGGTTGTATTTTGCCCCGTTGCTCAAAATGGCCGTTTTCCCCGCATTTTCGCCGGTATACCCGCTGTCCCAGTTGCTCTTCAGTTTTTTCGCATTTTCTTCCGTAATACTGCCGGGGATCTCAATCACCCCGGACGGCCTGCCGCCATTTCTGAAAAAAGACGTCGAATTTTCCTGAATATGATGCCCCTGCATGGCCGCCAGCCCGGCGGCATACACCGGCGGCAATCCTATAAGCGGATGAAAAAAACAGTTAAACCGGTCGTGGATCACTTCCCGGGCAGGCACCGTCACCGCCTCAGTGATCCCACAGTTCCGGTCCGGCGTGATGCGGTAGAACACCTCGCCGTCATCCGCCACCAGAGGTTCAACCCGGCTCCAGTCCAGAATACGCAGTTCTTTGATCTGCCCCCGGGAGTTACGGATTTTCAGCACCACCGTATTGCCGTGACGCAGTTTGGCGTTCAGCCACAGTTCAAAAAACTGGATACGATTCTGCTGTGCATTGGGACGACGACAGAGACGGGCAATATCCCCCTGCCGTTTTTCACGGCGGATCCCCTGTGTATCCGTCTGCATCAGGCGCAGCCGCATTTTGGCGATATCCTGGGATATCAGCGAAATGCAAGAAAACACCGCATGAAAGGAGAGGACACTTTCCGGATCGGCTTTCACACCCTGCTGCCAGGCGCCGGAAAAGGGCTCAGCCACCGCCTGAAACAGGCTGGTCCAGCCCGCCTCTCTTACGTCACGTCCTGATTTCTGGTTTTTTCGGGTTCGCCGTAAAAGGTTCCACATTCGCCATGCTCCGCATCACGTTTCTTTTTCTGACCTGCCGGACGTCGCACCGTGATGTACTCCGCCTTTCCCAGGCGAACCAGCACCTCCGCACACGGCTGTGCCACATCACGGATATCCCTGGCCCGGGCATCATGCGTGCCCTGCAGATATCGGATCTTTGCCATAACCTGTTACGGGAGGCGCACGCCTCCCGTCCTCCTTATCAGACTCAGCCGCCGGACGCACTGCCGTAGTTCACTCCGGTGATCACCGCCACCGCCGCGGTACGGCGACGACGCCAGTTGATCCAGCGCTCCGCACGGATGGCCACGCTGCCTGTCTGGAACATGGAAACCAGCTCCACCGGCGACGGCGTGGTACTGTCGCCGGTCGGCTCAGACTGCATTTCCAGTGATGCCTCGCGGGACATATCCACTGCCACGCCGCCGTCATCCGCCAGATAAATATCCGGGGCATTCACCAGCACCAGCTGGTCACCCACGTACTGGGAGACAATCACCGGCAGCCCCTGGAAGGAGCCACCCAGCAGGGTCATGTCCGGGTATTCTTTCTGACCCAGCGCATTTTTACGCATGGACAGTGCCAGGGCATTGGTGCTGGACATCAGCCAGACAGCACCAGTGGGCTGCAGGTTTGCTGCCACAAACTGTCCAAACGCCGCCTCTGCATCCGCATCCGGGTTACCGCTTGATGCCGTGCCCTTCACATCATGGGTGATGGACGCCGGGGAGACATCTGCCACCGCCGCTTTTTTCGGGTCCACAAAGTCTGTATCCAGACGCGCCACCACCGCTTCCGCCAGCGCATTACGGACCAGTGCATCAGCAGCCGGACTGGAAAAACGGATCAATTCTTCCGTCAGTACCGCAATGGCCGACACCTTCGCATGACTGAAGGTGATGGATTCAAAATCAAACTTCGTCAGGGGTTTTGCCTTACCCTCACCCACCCAGCCGGCAGCACCGCCCGACACCTGGGCGTGCACACGGATATTGAACGGCACCTGACGAAGTGCAGGGATCCCGCCCTGACCAAATCGCCCGATAATGGTCTGAGGACGCAGGTAATCAATAAAGTCCTGTGCGTATTCCTGATATTCAGACAGGCTGCCTGCCCACTGCGGATCCGTGGTGGTCCCCGCGCCCACTGCCGATTTCAGGACATGATGCAGACGACTGTCATCCGGATACTGACGACGGGCCACTTCCAGGGCTTCAGAGCGGACACCTTTAGCCGCAGCCAGCGATTTGGCAAAACGTGCGAAACCAATCCCCTTATCCAGTTTCTGCTCCACACGGATCACCGGCGCAGAAGTCACCGTCACCACATCACCATTACCGGCCTGTTTCACCGGCTGTGCCGTGGCAGCCTTACCGGCTTCCAGCTCACGCAGACGCTTCAGGTGCGCATCCACCTGACGGATTTCCGCTGCGGTGTTGTCGTAATGCTCTTCCTCCTCCACATCCAGCGTGCGCCCTTCCTCTGCGGCTTTGGTCATGACCTCCTCAAGGGAGGCTGCCAGCGCTGCACGCTTGTTTTCAAAACTTTTAATCTGTTCGCCAATATTCATTATGGTCTTTTCCTTATGAAAAACGGTTGTTGACTGTGCCGCAGCGCCGGCAGAAGATGCGATTTTCACCACCGGTTTCCGGTTGCCGGACGCGGCAGAAAACTGGCGGTCGTAAGATTTAATGGTCCGGATGGTGCATTCCGCATTCGCGGGCACGGTGACGGCAGACACCTCCATCAGTTCCCAGCGCAGAAAATGCAGTCCGCCTCCGTCCAGAAAGGTGTATTCATGAGGACGGAAGCCCACGGACAGCCCCCTGACCAGCCCGGTCTTAATGGCCGCCCAGGCCTCATCCAGCCGGGCAGCCAGTTGCGATGGCATATCCGGCACGGGCTTCGCCAGTGTTGCCGTGATTTCCAGCCCTTCGCTGACCCGGCGCACCGTACACTGCCCCACCGGGCGGGAATGGTCATGCTGCCAGAGAAACGGGATCGCACTGCCAAACTCCGCGCCCTCCGGCTCCAGGATGTCCCCATCCCGATCCGGAGAAGGCGTTGACGCAATCCCGGTGATCACCCGCTCATCCTCACTGAAGGATTTCACCGTCAGCAGGGAACAGGCCCGTTTAAGAGTCACATCAGCCTCCTGAAAATAAAAAAACCGCCGCAGCGGTCCATGATGGTTACAGGGTGAACAGGGTTATATGAAAAAAACCGCATATTCTTTCTTTTTTGGCTCCGGATTCAGGGACATCAGGGAGACCGCATTGAAGAGCGCCATCAGCGGGTCAATTTTTCCCCGTCCGCTGGCCTGTTTCGTGATAAGAATGGCATTACCTCTGGGCTCCACACGGGCATTACCAACGCACCAGGCCATCAGGGGCTGGCCACCATGCACCAGTACCCCTTCAGCCAGTTTTCGCTCGGTGGTTTTAATGGCACCGCCCAGCTTCCAGCCCTGGCTTATCCCCACCACACTCTCATCGGGGATCCCGGCTTCCGCCAGTGAATCCAGAATCTGCCCCACGCCTGACGGGTCAATACCGATATGGTCCAGTAACTCAGCCTCATGAATGCGACGCACATACTCCGCCACTTCCGCCGTGTCATCCCCGACCCGACGGACAATGGTCATATCCCCACAGGCAACAAAATCCTGAAAACGGGCTGCCTCACTTTTTCGTCTGGCCACCGCGGTTTCATGTGCCCAGGCATGGCCCCAGCCCAGCCATTCGCGGGTCTCCCGGTCACGCCCAATCACATACATCCCCAGCAGATCATCCAGCCCTCCGCCGTCAATCCCCACCGTCACCACATCAGCACGCTGCAGAATATCGTCCAGACTGATGCGCCTGCCCTGCTGCTCCCAGAAATCCGCCCCCGCCCAGCGGTCAGAACGCAGGGCAAGACCAATTTCCACATTGGCGTGTTTTGACATGAAACCGCGAAAAGTCTCTTCACCGGCTTCCCGGGCTTTACGGTACTCCCGGTACAGAAACGCCTCATCCACCGAATAACCGAGATTCGGATTGACCATGGCGAGGTTTTCCATCAGCAGGTGAGCCCCGCTTTCCACCATCTCCGGCGGATGCTCAAAAATCACCGGCAGAAAGTGCGGATCATGAATTTTGCCGTCACGCACATCCCGGGCGTACTGCAGTTTCTGCCTGAACACCCCGGCAGGCGGCTCATTCGACTGGGTGGTCGTATACACCACAAACCCTTCCGGGCGGGAGGCAAGGCCGCCTATGGCTTCACGTAACATGTCCTCCGCCTTGTACTGTTTGCCAAACAGCCATAACTCATCAATCAGCGTACCCACGGACTTGATACCGGACACCGTATTCGGATCGGCTGCCACCACCTTCAGGGTGGTGTCCGTCACCCGGTGGGTGATGGTCCGGATATGCGTCTGTACCTGGCAGAGGTCATCCAGATCATCGTCGCGTCGTACCATATCCCGGGCAGGGTTGAAGGCGTTGGCTGCCACCTCCACGGTCGGGGCCAGAATGGTG